CACCTCTTATCCTGAATGCAACTCCAACCACTATATGAAGGAGTCACACTCAACAAACTTCTCTCGCAACTCTGGTGGTCGCCGGTGATTAACCGACGATATATGGCCCGAAAGCCAAGAACACCAAAGAGCAGCTGTGCCCTTGACTAGGGTACATATAAGTCAAGTGAGAGAAGTTCCCCTTCCTGCTTATTCATCAGAAAGGAGACACCCACCGCAGCTTGGTATCGACGGCTACGGCTCGTCCGGACCGATCCAGGTGCCTGACATCCTCAAACATAACAGGGGATGAAAGACACTTGTAGAGGGCACCCCAATCTTCCAGATTGATCTTTGGGAGACGAGGGTATTGGACAAACGCTCTAACTCTAGGAGCATGAGTCCTTTCGTCCATCCGCTCTGCCTGATAAGGCAGAACTGACAGGCGACCCAATGCAGGTGACGTAGGCTCAACGATTGGGAAGTGACCACCAAAGATCTTGGTGATCCACCGCTCGTCAAGCCAACGCGCCGCGCTCCAGATTCCTCGCAAGTACAGGAGGTTTCGAAGCGAGACGAGAGATGCCACGCTGGATCCGTCCATCCGTGATGAAGGGAACGTCGCACGACAGCGTACTGGTGTAACATCAGTGCCATCGTAGAAGTCCCCTCCACAAGACTCCCGGAATTTGCCATTCCAGAAGGACTTGTCGGTATTGACCACGCAATTGAAATCGCGTAAGGCCTCGATCACGGAATCAACACAGTCCGTGGGGACAATGATATCATCCCCATAGACACGCACATCACCCACGAGCTCCTTGAAGTTAAGGGCTCGTGCGCTCAGGAGTCCCTTGTGCCTCTTTATCCCGATCATCACCACCGTAAGAAAAACGGCAGCTTCAACCGGGAAGCACAAGGCAGAGCCCATCGACGCATATCGGTAGAGGCGCGGGATTGAAATCCCTAGCTTGCCGATAGTCGCTCTGGTCGTTCGAGTATCGAACAAACCCCTAGTTAACCAGGGGTGGTCCGCACTCATGACCTTTACGAGCGATTCAGGTACACGGTCGGAGGCTTCCCTAAGATCTAGGGTCGCCAAACGACCAGTCGTCGAGCCCTCACGCGCCATTTCCCTATTCGGGTCTTGGTGCGTGAAACCGAGAAAATGAGAAAGATAGTTTTCTCTCCCATCTCTGGTTTTGGGCCGTTCGAACTCCTCGACCAAAGCTCTGGCGACCGCCTGTTGCATATATTGCATGCAGGTCGGTTCCTCGGCGATGATTCGAGGGGACTTGAGCGTCTTAGGAACGGATATGACCTTGACAGGCGTTTCCGCTCCAGGCTCGAGGAAATCCACATGGTCCAACTGGCGATAATATCGCCAGTTCGGGAGGACATATTCCCCATAAGGGAACACCTCCTCTAACCGCAGGTGCCATGTCTGTTGGCGAAACTTGCCGTTTCCGGCGAGCCCGTCAGCAGTAGCACCAGGACCATGCCTAGGCTGAATCCTACCGTGGAAAACAGAATCATCCACGGCAGAAAAAGCATCAGCGAATAGGACTCGGGACGCATCCCGGAACTCATCGATGAGCCCCGGTGGTGCGGTACTTTCCCAGGTTTGGACATCCTCATTGCTCTGAACGAACCCTTCCATTGCGCGAACCACGCGTGAGTTGCTACACGGTAGCTCGATCTTCGAGTAAAGCAGCGAAAGCTGCCTCACCGCAAAGATGCAATCAACGGAGGGATCGTCCAGAAGGACTCCATCACGAACATCAAAGATTTGCCGAAGGAAACCCGACATGAAAACCGGGAGCCCTCCGCGCCTCCTGAAACCAGGAAACGCGGCGTCGGCAACGCAGCCAAGCTCGAGGCTTCTTTCGAAGTCCTTGCCAAACTGCGGGAGGGTAATCGTCAGAAACGAGAACCCTTCCTCCTTGATGCGACTCTCGACGGTATTAACGTCTTGAGTTGCGCTCGTGTGACACCATGTCGCCCTATCTTGGGCGACAACGCGCCAGAGATCGCTCAGGCTTTTCATGAACTCCTCCACTTCCAATGGGGGTAGAACAATCCAGAGCCGCAGTGATCAGCAGCAGGACGAGAAGCGTATCGCTACGCAACTCGCTCACCAGGGGTTGACTCCCCTGACTGTGACAGGGTCTAGTTAAGACCCTTGGCCAGATTCAAAGCGTTCGCGTTTGTACTGTCCGTAAGCCACTTGGACAGCGCATTCACGAGCTTTGCGGCCGTCGCGGGATCATAAATCCCGAAATCGGCGGCCGTGTCCAGCACGACGTAGCAGCTATGGCTCTGAGGGATAGAAATCCCTGTGGCCAGAGGCGATGACTGAATCGTCTTAAGATCCAGCCTCGCGACTCGACGTGTTCGCTTGCCATATTGATGGCTCACGTTCATATCGAGTTCCAGGTTGGTCCCGAAGGCCTGATAACTACCGGAGTTCAATCCGGAGCTAATTCGACCAAGGGAATAAGCTGTGCCGTCGTACGTCACAGACTGCGGATCGGCAAGTGCCATCTGCGGTTCATCTCCAATGCGAGGGATGCCGTAATGGTATTGGGCATCATGGTTGAACACAGTCCACGGGATTGTGAACTGCCACGGTATCCAGGTCGCTGTGACCGATTGAAATCGATCAGAAATGGGTAATCCCAACAGCGGCCAGTATGGCCTTCTGTGTGGACGAAAGTCCATCGTAGGTCAGGCCGAACCCGTAGGGTGAGGCTGGAAACCTCTTTTTCCACTCAGAAACTCCACGAGCGGAAAGCGGCGGGGTGACAGTTGTACCATAAAACTGCCAATCCGTCACTGCACTAGCATGGGTCATAATATACCCGTATTGCATGTGCAAAGAGTCGCGGCTAAACAAGGCTATGTTATGGGCTACATCGCCCACATTCACGGCCCAGTCAACCGCCCAGCTCCACGGAGCAGCGTCCCACATGACCTCGGGATTTATTCGAGGTCCAAGTCCAAGGACATGGTCGGCAAACGACTTGTAACGGTCGAGAGTCGACATTGTGGAAGGTTTCGGAATGGTGTAAGTAAAACACCCTTTGAACCACGTAGTGGTCTCCGATACCGTGGTGGATGAAAACTTACCACCGGTGCTCCAGCCACTCTTCGAGCCCTCAAGTGAATACACAAAAGGGCCACGATCAGAGGTGCTTGTCGAAGTTTGCACTGGAAAACGATAGCCGGTCCGGGTCTTATGACCAGAACCATCAGTTAGGTCCTGAAGGACCTTCTGACTATCGGAGACTGTCCTGCAAAAATTGAGGACATCATGCACCAGGGGAAGCCAGCCGAACTCGACGTTCAGGTACTCTCCTGCGAGGGATTTTGCGGATTTACCCGCCCTGTAGAGATTTCTAATCTCCCAGGCCTTCGCTCGAAGAGCTTGGACGCCGAATGCTTTTGGAATCCCACCTACGTACGTCTGCGCCAAAAAATCAGGCACATCGAACGAGGTTTGGTCCGGTGCACACCGTGCAATTGCTGTCCCTCCCAGGCCCCACATTGCTGTGGTGTCTGGTTCACTAGCCTTGGCAAATGCTCGGGCGTCAGGATGAAAAGCTACCTGGCTGCCCTTGCCTTGGCCAGTCTTGGCGATCCCATACCCGCAAGTTACCAACTCGCGGTGTAAGATAAACGGACCGCCTTGATCGCCGGAACCGAGGAGCTTGAGATTATGACCGATAGTATCGATCTGCTCGAACCCTCCGGAACCGGTGAGTGGGCCAGATGAGGTGACCCCATTCCACACTTGCGTAATGGTCTGGGGTGGATGCGTAATCCGCTTTCGCGTACCCGCATTCACTGGTATAACCAATCCAGTCTCCTCACTTCGACATCAAACAGGCGCGTAACGTCTTCACGTCACACGAGCAGAGCAGGCGCCCCATAAAGCGTTGCAAGGGGAAGTTTCTCTTTCCCACGGAATCTGCCAGGATCGACAAACTCCAAATGGGCATCAGCTAGGCCGATGGACGAGTCTTGACCTTTCCAGGAAAAGATCGCCGAGCAATGCAACTGGAGCGTTGCAAGGGGAAGTTTCTCATTCCCACGGAATCA